TTTACGTCGTTCGATATAGACGTCCGTTGCTTGCCCAGCTAACGTTTTTGCTCCTTCGATCTTAGCCCTATTTAACGCCGAGTTAACTGCGCCCGGTGGGATCAGGAACCCTCTTTTATCCGCCAGTTCTACGGCGGTCCGTTCAGCGGCTTTATACTCTTCCTCCGCACGGGCGCGAGCACGGGAGTACATAGCGGCCTCAAACTGATCCGGTAAAACGCTGTTGTTCAACCCAGAGATTATTTTTGCGTTTATCGCGTCGCGTTGCCCGTAATATTCCGGTGCAAACTTAGTTACCCACCCGTCGACGACATCATCGATAAAGGCTTTCATCTCGGGTAGGGAAGCGTCATATTTAGCTTGCATGTAATCCGCGTAGTTGGTTGCGGCAGGTATCGCTTCCGGAGTAGGCACAGCCTCATAATCTGGTAATTGTAGCGTTGGCGCTGTGCCAACGTCTAACGGTGTAATCGTTGGGATATCAACGGATCGGAGGATGGGTGCCGCCGTGGCAACGAGGTCGTTATATATTGTATCAACCTTCAAATCGGGCGCCGCTTCGTTCCAATCAGGCATTACGCTCGAAGGTAGAACCTCATTAAACAGCCCTGTTGTATTTATCGTAGGCGTCGTAGGTAATACTGGGGCGGTTATCGTTGGTAACTCCACGAGTGTGGGTACATTAGGTAATGTGCCGCTAGGAGGAGTGTATGTTGGGGTGGGCGTTGTATCGGCAGGTACCGCAACAAACGCCGCCGAAAAATCTGCGGAATCTATTCCTATAGAAGCATACCCTAAAACACCCCTGCGTGCGTCTATCCCAGAAATAGCTTCTGAAGCCGAGGAAGCGAATATATCTGCACGGTTAACTGCTATTTCAACTAATTCATCTACTGTTGCCATTATTTAACTCGCCTTTGGATTACATCCGGTAGGTATTCAACCCCTTGAAGATTATCTATGTTTTCTATTTTGAAATACCAATAGCGCCCTTTACTCCCCCGTCCTAAGTGTATCTTCCTCCCCGCAAAGGTCGAGTTTTGCGCTAGTTTTGCGGCGCCATCGACGAAGGGTGTCACTTTATATTTATCGTCCCCGTTAACATACAAATAGGGTACATTTTTAGATTGGTACGTTCCAAAATCCGTATCTTTAGTAACAATGGTACCGTTGATGGGCGCTGTTATGTCTAAATCCCCGTCTAGTAAGTATAACCCGTCCTCTTTTACCCCGTAGTATTTTCCACCGATGGTAGCAACGTGCATAAACGGAAAGTTTGAATACCGCGATACCTCCGCTGTTTGTATGTTCATGGCCAGTGCTTCTAAATTAACAAAGGCACTGGTAAACTGTATTACGGGTGTAGTCGCGAAGCCTAGACCCGTAACGGTTGCTCGGTATAGCCCCGACGTAAAGCCGCTTCCGGTTATAGATATCGTCGTTGGCGCGGAGATATACGCATCGACGTGTGAGGCAAAACCCCTGCCTATCACGTTGACGGACTCACTCGCCGCAGCGACTGAGGACAATACCGTCGAGAACCCCCTACCTGTTACTACCGTAGCGCCAAAAATACGCGGGGAGGTCGTAAACCCTTGCCCTGTGACGGCGGCGTTACTCGCGGCTATGTAATCAAAACCTAAAGTTTGAGTAAAACCTCGTCCAACGACGAAGGTTTCGTTAGTCGCGGTTAGTGTTATAGTCGGGTTGGTAGAAAATTTAGTCCCTGTAACAATCGCGCCGCCATAAATGCTAGGCGTAGTGTAAAAACCGGTGCCCGTGACTGTGTTGGTAGGATCGGGTACGATGGTAATCGTCGGAAATGGGGTCGAAAACCCACCCCCTACTACTGAAAAATCCGTATTCGCGTGTGTTCCGAAGCTGCCCCCGACAACGCGGGTATGAAAGAATAGTCCTTTGAACCCCCGTCCAGTAACGTTAATTGTTTCTGGGGGTACTATTGTAATTGATGTAGCCGCTGTAGCCAGCCACTTACCCGTAGAAGGCAGCGTTCGTGACGTCCATGTTACCCCGTCAGGCGAAGTAATCGCTGCGTTATGCCCCGAAAAATCCGACGTCGTTGCGCAGAAGACTGTACCGTCCCACGCGATGTCCGCATAAAACGCCGATCCTGATAATGTAGGGACTGTTCTAGTAGTCCATGTAACACCGTCAGTAGATGTGTAACATTGGTCTTGGTCACTAATGGCGACTATCGTCGTGCCATTAGAAGCTAGGTGTACGCCCGTAGTAGTCGATGGCGTGCCGGGGAGTCCATTTAGCGTCCAAGTCACACCATCGTCAGTGGAAGTTAGTACGCTCCCTGCGCTAGATCCAGAACCAAACGCTATGACAAACGCTGTTCCGACCGTTAAAATGTCAGATGCCCACTGATACGTAAATACTGGCAGCCCCGCCTGAGCAGTCCACGTTACCCCGTCGGGAGATGTCATACACTCCGTGAAGTTATCCGAGATGGCACAGAATACCGACCCGTTCCCTGCAATAAGCTTCCACGGACTCCCACCTACGGTAGAGAGGGTTGTCTGTGCTGTCCACGTCACCCCATCTGGGGAGGTGGCGGCCTCTAAGTCACCGGTTATGATGCAAAACGCGGTACCATTAACCCCAATCCCCGTAGCAAGCTGGGTTCGGGTAGGCATCGTCCGTGTAGTCCAACTGATCCCGTCGCTAGTAGTGTAACAGGTATCGAATAGATCATTATCCGGTACACAAAATACGGTACCATTGAATGCTATGCCTGCCTCATTCAAGCCCGCGAAGTTTGTAAATGTCTGCGCGCTCCACGTAACTCCGTTGTCTGACGATATGGCAGACGCAGAAGACTGGGTACTGAGCGCGACTATTAATGACATAGGGTATTACGAGATATTTGTTACAGGAATGACAAAACTCTGGATGACGCCCGTTTCACCCACTGCGTAAGTGACTTTTGACATTAGTGCATCTCCTGATGTCACGCCCACGGAAAAATCAAGACGGGGGAGCGTAGTCGAAACACCGCCCGCATCCGTCGGGTTGCCTACGAATCTTGCCCAGCCTATGGTACCCGCTACTGTGCATACAAACCGCCATTCCTCCGCAGTAGCCTTATCGAGTGATGCTGCACCACTACCTGTATCCGTGATGGTTCCAAAATTCAACCCGTTGGTAGATGTGCCTGCCGTCCAAGCACCGCCTGCTAGTGTCGCCTTACCTAGAAAAGTACCCGTAACCGCCGCATCAGGGCTGGCCGGTTGAGCGCCGGTGTAAAAATTGATCACCCCTGCAGCAAGATTCGTTTTTACTGCGGTATTAAGAAAGTCGTGGAAAATTTTAGTCGAATATCGAAAAGCCATGTGCTACACCTGCTATATGTTAAAATTTATTAAATGCTTCTCCGCCTGCGCTGTGCAGCCCGAGGAAACGTTGCTCACCCTTATTATACACTATCGCCGTAGAACAACTAGAACCCATCGGCAACGATACTCTAGCTTCCGTCAATGGCGTAAACGGCATTGCGCTACAAACCCCTCTAACGGTGTGAATCAATACCGTATCATTTGGCAACCGTACGATGGGGCGCCCTTGCACAACCCCATATTTAGCTAGTGGGGTTAATACGCCGTCACTAGTATACCCGTAAATCTCACGATCCGTAGCAATCACCAAAACACTGGATGTTGCTTTTAACGCTTCGACTTTACCGGGCACGACAATGTAGTCGGTATCGTAGTTAAATAAGTGGTAGTGGAACGGCTTGCTATACCAGACTATCGAATAGTCTTCGAATCTTTCACTGACAAACAGCTTAGACTGGAATACCTCAATTTTATCCGCTCTTAATGGTATTGGCGCAGAATTCACTTGGGGTGGTGCTATCTGGTTTCCGTACCTAACATCATAAAATACCTCACCCCCTGCCTCAGTCATGTATATATTCGAAGTAAACCCCAATAAGGGCAATGGCGTTACCAGTATCTCTCCCGGAGTCGCCAGTTCTACGGTTATTACTACCGAAGCGCCTCCCTCCAGCCCATCACTGTTCGAATAAGTATGTAAGATATTATAGAGCCCTGCGGGTTTGGCACCTGCGGTAATAACTATCTCAGGTCCGTCCGTCGGTGTCGGTATATTTAAGGCAGAGACACGATCCTGATAGATCGAATACCCGTCGTTCGTAAACAGCGTTCTTGAGAAATCACAAAATTCTGTCGCTATTGTCTCCGTAAGGGCGACTAGACTGAGGTCTGGATTTACCCGATACAGGAAACCGTTAGAAACTATATACGTCTCACCATCAAAAGTTGTGTAGGAAGTTGTTATCGGTACAGATAGTGCGGGCTGATACCCAAAGCGTCGGGTGACTCCGCCAGAATTAGTGATATCAACATCCACAGCATCTTGTAGCGCGCTTTTGGGGATATCCCGCGCCGAGACAGTGTTATTGATCCCCTTAAATGAGTCTATTATCACACCTCATCCTCCACCGTAAAAGAGAAACGCTTTACCCGTTCTACTCCGTTTTTCACCCGTGTGAACTCTACGTAATCAAACCCCCGTGATCTGGCAATCTCTATACTTTTTCTAAAGGCCTCCGTATTAACCGTTGAATCTAACCCATTCAAGGTACACCCGCCTTTTCCATCAGGCTCCAGAACGGTATGCGCTAGATATTTGGGGTTTTTAGACGTATCCACACCATCCGCATAAAGCCTGAGATGTACTGACCCGTTAGCGAGGACACGCGCCGTTACTTGCATGTTAGCGCTCGGCTACTTTAAACTGCAACGTGACATCCTCCGCCGCGCCGTTACTCCGGACGGTATGATTCGTAATCGTAAACATCGACACACCTGCGGGAACAGCCGAGATAACAGTCTGTGTAGAGTTCGCCGTAAAAGATGGCGCCGTCAGTGTAACGGAATCTGAAGCGACCCACGATGAACTCGTTATAGATTCCGTTGGTGGTAGTAAATTATAGGCTACCGCTTCCCAAACAATTCCATCGAGTGTTACGGTTTCGCCCACCGTCGTTGGCCAAGTAGGTTCTGTGGTACCTGATTTACCAGGGTTTGTCGCTTTAAAATAGAGTCCCTTGAACACAGTGGGTAAGACGATATCATAGTCGTCGGCACTTCTTGCGTAATAAACTGTATTTTGCGCCCATACCTCGGGTCTGTAAATGATACCTACCGGCCGGATGCTATCTTTATCATGGTATCCCGCTATTTTGTAAGGCCCTTTTGCCGTAGCTGAGTAGAGCATTGTCTATCCCCTGTTACACGATTACCGAGTTGTTTCTTTTAGGAATTATAACCGAAGAATCTTGACTCTCGCAAATAACCCGTTGACTTTTTGTTTCTACTATAATCCACTCTACTGACTCCTGTCCGCTGGGTACGGTTACAGTACCCGCGTATAGCGTTATTAATTGGCCTTGTAACAATACCGTCGCGGAAACGCGCAGCGTACCGGGGCTTAGCGTACTTTGTAACCCTGCTAAAGTAGGCTCTAGTAGCGCTTTTAGTGCTCCCACGGATATTGTCAGCGGGGTACCAGATAGGCTCTTACTTATCGCGGAAGTAATGATCCCCTGCGTAGCGGCAAGCGCGATCCCTGACAGAGGTCGCGTTACATCCGGCGAAATTACCGTGATGATCCCTTGGGTTACAGTAATCAGTGACCCTGAAAGAACGCCCGCTATGTTGGGGTTAACACTACCGGCTGCGCTAGTAATCAGCGCGCCTGAAATCGCGTGGGCTAAATCCGCTTTAACCGATCCTTGTGAGGTCGTTACCACAGTACCTATCAAAGCTACTGTCGACGAGGATGTAGGTGTTAGCGAGCCTGGAGAGGCCGTTAGCTGGCTGCCCGTTAGTTGGACTACCACACCCGTAGTCGCCGTTACCGTCCCTGCCTGCGCAGTCGTTGCTGCGCCCAATAAGAAAGCGGCAGAGTTAACCGATATTATCCCGCTGCTTACAGTTCCTGCTAAGCCCGTTACCGCAACGGAATTTGAGGGTGTTACAGTACCCGCTGCCAAAGTAGAAGCAGCCCCTGTTAACGCTTTTGTATTACTTGGTGTTACCGTACCCGTGGAAAGTGTGGCGTTCGATCCGGCCAGAGAAACGCTGTTTACGGGTATCAATACCCCTGAAACGGCTGTGGCTGACACACCCGTTAATGCAACCGATACCGATCCGGTAGAAGCCGCCACCGTCCCTGTGGAAGTCGTTGCCGAACTTCCAGTTAACGCAACGGTAATAGCCGAAGATACCGTTCCCGTAGAAACATTACCGGAAACTCCCGTTAACGGAACCGAGGGGGATGCTAAAACGCTACCTGAAGCGGAAGTCGTAGAACTGCCCACCAGAGCTACCGATGTTACAGGAGTTAAGATTCCTGCACTTGCGGAAGCTTCACTACCGACTAGTGTGGCTGTGCCCGCCGTAGACGCGGATATAGAACCTTGTTGTGTTGTTCCGGATACGCCCGTTAAGCTTTCTGTGTTATTAGCTGTAACCGTACCCGCTGCGGTAGAAGTTACTGATCCGGTTAAAGAAACTGAGGAAGTTGCACTGACCGTACCTATTCCAGTAGAACTTTGTATGCCAGTTAAGCTCTCGGTGTTACTGGCTGTAACTGATCCATCAGAAGATGTGATTATTGACCCGGTTACAGAGACGGATGAATCTACGCTAACAGAACCTGCAGAGGTGGCAGCCTCAATACCTGTCAGAGCTACCGAAATATCTGAACTTGCACTAACAGTTCCAGCGGAAGTAGTAGCCGCTGATCCAGTTAAAGATACGGATGAGTCTACACTGACTGAACCCTCTGAGGTAGTGGCTACTGATCCAGCTAAAGAAACTGAGGAAGTTGCACTAATGGTTCCAGCGGAGGTCGTAGTCGATACACCAGTTAAACTTTCACTGTTATCCGCTGTGACCGTACCAGCAGAAGTAGTAGCCTCAATACCTGTCAGTGCGACTGTTACATCACCTGCAGCTACTGTGACCGAACCTGCAGACGCAGTTGCGCTAATACCTGTTAAGGAAACAGATGTACTAGGAGTGGTTGTACCTGACGCAGTAGTACCCTGCGACCCTGAAAGAGCCGCACTGATACCGGATAGTAATTTCAGTAGAAGTGACATACCACTTCTACCTAACTAGTCTGTGAACTTTCTAAAGAGTGCGTGTCGTCTAGGCATTATTCAAAATACCCAGTAAACATCACATTGAACACGATCGTCTGTGAAGCGGTAGCCGTACCCACTGCAATCTTCATAATAGTAGCTAAGAATTCACCGGGTCGAACTACTATAGGCACTTGGAATTCGCGTACTAAATCAGGTGAATACACACCCCCAATAGGGGTAGCAGTAGGTGCGGTCTGGAACCCTAACTGAACACGTCTTGGTGCGTGGGTCGTGCCTGTGGCAAAAGAAGCCGTTTCAGTAGTTGCCAGAGACACTGCTGTGTGACCAAATGCTATCGACCAAAGTAACGTGGTACTGGTCGTTGCGACTGCTGCACCACCGTTCATAGTGGAAATAGCGACCCCTGTAATAACCAGGTTCCTGCCTGTAATGTTAATGGTACCCGCAGGGTTTTGGAATGATGTGGCTATGAAATCTGTAGCCGCACCTGCAGCCGCGTTAATAGACCCCCATCCACCTAAGCCTGTGACGTTGGCCGCTGTGTTAGAACCTGCTGCTCCGGTTGGTGCTATTGGACTTGAGCCAGTTGTAATCGTACCTGTGGCTTGAGTAGTACCCATCGTACCACCATTTTGCCCGTTATAAATGGACTGCCCTTCGATAGCCATTTGGTGTGACCATGCTCTGACTGATTGGACATCCATTAAAGTACAAGTCACGTCACTTACACGCATTGTCGCTGTGTTAGAAACAGATCCTGAGCAGAACTTTTGTAAGAATAAAGGCAGAGCGGTCGACAGGAAAGGTTGGCCTTGTCCTACAGGCAAGCTTAGCTCTCCTAGTAAGATATCGTTCCTCCAGAACTCAATTTCATGTTCACCAACGACAATAGCCCAGTTATAGATTGTGCCCGTAGTGACGTCAGAGTAGGGTATCAATGTACCTGTTTGAGTAGTGGTATTGTTGTAAACCATTACTCCGGTAACCCCGGCTGTCGTTATTTGAAACCAAATACCGTCGGCGGGAGCTGTACCTGCTGCTGCAGGTAGACCTAATCCAAACAAGCAAACTTCGTTGGCAACTAAAGGTGCTGTGAAAATACCTGACTTTACCTCTACCGCTAAAGGTGCTGTTCCAATAATCGGGAAATACTGGAATGTCCTCATGTAAGCTCCGTGAGTAGAAGCTGTACCTTGGACCGTTCCAAAGTTGACCGTACCTGCACCGGGCTGAGAAGCTGTCAGCGTCACGAACGCGTAAGACCAAAGACTGGTATTTTGCGTAGTGGCATTAAAGCTATCTGTAAATAACAGCGTATCCGTACCAACCCGTAAGCGGTAGTCTGAAGACGTTTCAGGCGGTCTTAAGTAAGGGACTCCTGTGATAGTTCCTGCGTCATTTTCGGACTGTAACCGTATAGCCCCTACATTAGCAGGGGTATTCGGTAGTGAAACTTTTACGTTACCCGCAGCATCCAGGTTATCGCCTGTAATGAGTGTATCTAAAGCCATTGTATATCCTCTCTATGTTGCGGGTAGTAAATTTACGCTATTCTAACAAGGCCGGTAGTCGCGTCGTTAGTTGGCATTGTAAGACTGAAGTTTCCTGCCGTCACAGTCTGAGAACCAAACGTAAATACCCCGACTGCGTTTTTACCTGCAGCAGTGTCGTTATAAATTAATAGCGCATCGAATGCTGTTGCCAACGTTACCGTTGTCCATGACAACGAGGCTGAATGTGTCCAGAATGCTGTCGTACCTGTGGATGTGGGTGCGGTAGCATTGGTGACTGCAGTACCTGTAGCTGTATAACCGGTACCTGAAACCTCTGAGGTTGCTGTATACGCTGTGGTACCCGCACCAAGCGAACCCGAAGCTAAATACAAAGCTCCTTTGAATGAGTCCTTAGTGGTCGCACCACGGACAACAGTGGTTCCGAAGGCATGTAGACCGTTAAGTAAGTCTACTTTGAATGATGTGGCTAAGGCTTGGCTATTGGCCATTTTGTTCTCCTAATAAATACTTTTAAAAAGATTCTTGCTGGCCAAAACATTCCAGCGGTTTTTTGACATACACATGTGCGCTTGACTTCACCAATTCGTCTCCTAAATAATGGTTTTCCATAAATTTAAGGTAAGTGTCGGTATCTTCCCACGCAGTCTCATATCTTAAACCTTCGATTGGTATGTTACCTTTCGTTGTGTAGATCAGAGGTATC